CCGATTTGATTGATACCCAATCCCCGAGAGGTTCTGTATTAATATAATCTGTGAATGTAGAGTACCCCTTATTCCTCTTGTACCGGTCATAGACAATCTCAACATAGGAGAGGTCAGACTCTACATCAAAAACATGCTTTGCAGATTTAAGGAAAGAGGTCATGTACTTAAATGGAGAGTCTCATCTTTAAACACCTAAGTGAGCCACCCACGTTATAAAAAGTATGTCCAAAAATGTACTCAACTATTGCAAATAATAGCTTTTCGTATCTCCTCACTCTCGATGAGATACGAAAAGCTCTCCCTGACGAGACCCGACCCTCATGGGTCAAAATTACAACCATCACTATGGTGTCGAGCTTTATCCAGACCATTGATATAAAGCGACTTCGAGGTTTATTCGAAGAAATTGGTTCGTATAAGATGAGACGATCAGGAACTAAGACGGAAGGTTTCGAGTGGAAGCTCAAACCTACAACGTTTTATAACCAGGTGACTCTCACGTATCATGACAGTTACAGCACAAAGTCTGTGAAGGTTTTCCCCAACGGTTCGATCCAGGTGGCTGGATGTTGCGATCTCTTCGATTGCAAACGTATCATCACACAGCTCGTTCATATTTTCAAAACTTTTTTGGGTTTGAAAATCAAAGTTCCTGTGGATTCATTCCGTGTGGTGATGATAAACTCCAACTTCAGCCTCAACTACAACATCAACCTCCATCTCGTCTCGAACTGGTTCGAGGAGTACGACGACATTTTCAAGGTTTCTTTTGAACCGGATAGGTATTCCGCTGTGAAGATCAAGTTTAAACCTTCAGAGGATATGAAGGAAATTACATGCAGTATCTTCAGTACCGGTAAGATTATCATTACAGGGGCGGAGACCCTCAAGGAGATTGCGTTTGCCTATAACATCATCAACAACCATATAAACGAGAAACCCGAAATCAGGGTATCACATACAGAAGAAACCGACGTATTTGATATTTATTTGGGATACAAATGTGAACCATTCATCAAAGTGCTAAGGGAGAAGGGATTCAATTCTTGGATGAGAACAGTTACCAATAGACAAATAAAATTCTAAGTGTATATCAATAAAACAAAATGGCTGCCATGCCCATGTTAGTCGGTGTCGGCCTTATGATGGTATGTTGTTCCAGTTCTAGTGTAGCTGCCCTAATGATGGGTGGTGAGGAAACCCCAACCCCGATCCCAGACACAGGAGCGGGGGCGGGAGCTGATGACTCATGTGACGAGACTCTGAGTGGAGAAAAAGATGAAGGTTACCGTGGTTGCCAGGCGCAGACCCGCTCCGGTAAGACGTGTCAGTCATGGGACTCACAGACTCCTCATGAGCACACACGAAAAGACGAAGCGAAGGGCTCCGCGGGCCACAACTACTGCCGCAACCCTGATGGCGAAGACACCATCTGGTGCTACACGACGGACCCCGAAAAGCGTTGGGAATACTGCGATCCTCTGTGAAGTATATAATCCCATTTACAAGATTTAAATTCTAGGTGTATAATAACAATATGTCGCAGCGACTCGGTATGGCCGATGGTCGGTGTTTCACCATAAACTCGTCAGCCCAGCTCTTCAACAACTATGTCATGAAGCAAAATGGAATTTCTTTCGAGGACAACTATTCTTACCGCCAGCTTCTCCAGAAGCAGGGACCCCAGCTCGTCACTAAGATCCAAGAGGCGGAGCAGGGTAAGGGTCCTTGCAACACCTGTGATAAACCTCTTCTCAAAATGCCCGGTATTTACTAACTGAGCTAAATCCACGAAAAAACTTTAATACCATCTTGTAGAATGTCAACATGTGCCATATGTCTCGGTGAAGTCAAGTGTACGAGAATAAACCCTCCACTTCGATGCGGACATATGTTTCATTCCCACTGTCTACAGGAATGGAAAAATCAAGGTAAGAATACGTGTCCAACATGCAGGAAAGTTTTCGATGCTTCACAATTTAAAATTACAGTCACTATACAAAACAATTACACAGCAACGGCTAATTCTGTGTCCTTGAATGAGGGGTCTATATTTGACGTTTTAGATTTATTTGACATTAATTTTGATGTGGATCAACAAGAAGACGTTGAAAGTATATTAGCGGATCTTGGGATGAGTCTTACCGACTTTGATTCCAGTATCCTTGACACAGAATGAACTACAGTATTTCTCGTAGTTTAAACCTGGGTAGTCCCTCGAAGCTGTACGAGGGTCAGTGATGGCTTTACCTTTAGCATCAGTGAGAAGTGGGCCAGTCGCCCAGCCCCGCTTGTGACTGAAAACGTTAGCCTTAAAAATTACACGTTTACCCACCTTAAACTGACCACCCCTCTTTACTCGTGATTCGGGAACTTTAAAGAATTTGGCTACAGCTTTGATAGTATCTCCAGGTTTGATTTTATATTCAACCACCCCATGCTGTTTGTAAAAGTGAAAATCCCCTTGTCGAATGTAGTTCATCGGTCTCCCAGGAGAAACAAACATCATAACCTTGAAATAACCTTTTTTACATTTTTCATTTGCACCCGCTTTGTACACCTTCTTAGGATTATCGGAAATAACGCGTTTAGGAAGTCCAGTACAATGGGTGTAAGTGTGATTACCATTAGAAAGCCCTGAACGGTCACCCGGTATTGATTTTTGCCACCTGTATGCCTCGTAGTCACCCACGGCATAGGCATAACAATTATTATTCCCAATACCCTTCGGTGTCGACCACCTCCTGTTCGTAAACTTATTTTCCGAACCACTCAGGGGAAGGGCTTTCATTTGTAATTGGCCTAGAAAAAAATATCAGTATGTAATAAAATGCTTCACGAGGTCACTCACGCCAAGTCTCGCTCCGAGATGATTACCGAGCTTCTCATCTTCGCTCTTAACGTTCTCATCAGTACTTTCATCCTCCGTCTTGTCTGGAACCGTTCGCTTTCCAAGCACATCTCTGTGCTCAAGCCCATCTCCAGCCTTCTCGACGCGTTCATTCTTTCCATCTCTCTCCAGGTTGTCCGTGGTATCTAAATAGGTTTTACCAGGTCATCAGTAAATCATTATTGATAAGTTGATACAATCAACTCTTGAATAATAAATAATTAAACTTCGTTGTATCCAACGATCTTCTTACCGTTAGGACCCTTGAGAGTGGGGAAAGCCGTCATACCGTCACAACCACCCTTGTCACAATCGACGAAAGTGTATGGAGTACCCGTCTTCTTCATGTATTCCAACTGTTTGACTGTCCACCCACACCCCTTTGTTCCGTAAACGGTCCACTTTTTACCACCTGGGGAGGCCTTGGTTGTATTCCTGTAGAGCAAAAAGACAACGAGAACGATTGCCACTGCAACTACAATTGTTGAGCGCTGCATATTTTATTATAGGTAAATATTTTTTTAAGGTTTACAAATCTTCTTTTTGAGCATATTGCGTTCATCGTTTGATAGACTGTTCACGTACTTGTTTATCTTTTTGGTATTTTTGGGGGTCTTGAGAGCGTACGCAACTGCCGGGTCTAATGGTCCATTCTTGAGAGGTCTCGCCTTGTTCATCTTATTCGCAAGTTTTCTCTGTGCGTTCTTTTCCCGTGCCAATAATTCCATGAATTGTTTATTATTTGCGTTAGACCACTTGGCCTTGGGTGTGACCGTCTTGAAACGGCCCCCAACAAACTTCATATTCTTACCATCTTGTATGGCGTTCCTTACGTTTTGGGGTGTCTTCATGTTAAAAGGTTGTCCACGTTCGTACCTCTTCATTCGAGCCCTCTCCGACCACGTTGGTTGTGCCCTCCTTTCCCTCTCAGCCTTATTCTTAGCCAAAGCCTTTTCATATGCATGCTTTCTCACGTACTCACGCTTCTTACCGTTAACATCAACAAACGAGAACCGTGCATCACGTCCAAGTTGTATCTGATTATTGATCTTTTTCTGGAACTTGGCGGCGTAAGCTTGCAAGTTCTTTTGCTTAGCCTCATGATATGCGGACTTACTCTCAAATTCCTGCTTCTTACCGTTTACGTCAACGAAAGACCTCCAGTACTCGTTCTTCTTAGCCTTGGGTGTGGGGGTCTTGGCCTTGGCCTTGGTCTTTTCCCTCTCAGCCTTGTTCTTAGCCAAAGCCCTATCGTATGCAAACTTCCTGACAAATTCACGCTTCTTACCCTTTGCATTGACGAAAGAGAACTTCTCCTTGAGACGAACAGGTGTAGGTGTTTTACCCTTGGTAGCCTTGATGGCTTGAATCCTAGCATTTAACTTATTCGCAGCCTTCTTCCTCCCACTCTCAATCTTCCTTGCATATTCCATCATATTGGAAGGGGACATCACAGCATAAGGTGCGTTAGGCGTGGCTGGTTGAATCTCGGGGACTGGGTTGGGACGCACAACACCAGGTCTCATTCGGGGTGCCGGTTTGGCTTTGGGTTTAGCCAATATAGCTGCAGCCCTCTTAATCGCACTGTTCCTCTTCTTCTTTCTTTCCGTAGTTGAGAGTTTGGGGCTGGGAGTCTTGGTCTTAGCCTTGGGTGTCTTAACCTTGACGGGAGTCTTGGGCTTGGGCTTGGGAGCGATCATTTTGAGAGCATTGGCGAGAGTCTTTGGTCTATTCGGTGATTTATCACCAGTTAAGAATGGGTGTGTCAAAATAGTCTTGAAGGTGGGAAGGTTTTCTCGGAGGGCGACGTGGTAATCTGAGAGTAGATATCCCTGGTTGGTGAATTTTCCGTTAAACTCGAGGAACTCTTTGTTTGGTATGAGCTCTTCGATGAAATTTTTAATAGCTCGCTCCTTAGCATTCCCAGGATTTCTCACCTTAACATAAATGATATACAAGAACCTATGAATATCATAGTATCTCGTACCTGGACCGTATCCATGTCCTAATATACCCGCACCCGAATATCCACCATCCTTCGTTTCTGGGTTTGGCATACGGTTGGACCAGTATGATAAACCAAAATCAATGATAGTCGCTTCAACACCAGCGTTTGTACGCTTATACTTTTTGATATCAGGTGAACCGAGACGACTCCTAAAAGATCCACCAGGGTCGTTCCGAATTACTTTACGACCGAGGTCAACTTTCCAAGTGTATGAACCTTCACGCCGAGTGACCATCACATTACCTCCATGTAAATCACGGTGACGGAAGTCTGGAAATTTTTGGTTAATTCGGTAGAGATTATCAAAAACCTGTACAATTACAGACTTTATCGCATCAAGAGATGGGTTGGTTTGCCACCACGAATTAAACGGCATACCATCAAGAAGTTCCATATAAAGAATATCCTTGGGTTTGGTACGTTCTTTTGGTTGGACCAACGTACCATTCTCTTTACGCACCTTTTTAGGTGTTTTATCTTGGATGGGGCACTTCCTAAAGAGGTACATCTCGGGAACCGCAAACTCCTTCAATTTTTCGGCAACCTTGAACTCAAACTCAAAAGCGCCATCAGTAGTTTCCGATGTATCTATCTCTTTGTACGCGACATACCGCCTTCCATTATCATTGATACTTCCACGGTACATCTTTCCAAATGCACCTTCACTCAATGGCTTACCCTTACCAGTGCGAAGGGTGGGTGAGTTGTAACTGGGAACCTTCAAGAAGTGTTCTGGGACACAAGCCTTCTCACCTTTGAGTAATTTTTTCAAGTTACTCTCGATTGACATACTTACTTATTGGTAAGAAGTTATTTTTCAACTTACCAAGAAGGAACTGAGACTCGGAATATAAACTTTATTAGGAAGTACGGGTACCTCTCCACCACATACCACCTTCAGTCACTCCAGACTTTCCTTTTACACCAGACCTGCAATGAACACCGAATGGTTTGTATACACATGATTGAGCTTCAGCTTCTCCTGTATTAGACTTAAATACCATACAATTCACCTTATCTACACCTTTGTGCCAATCTAATGAAAATCCCGGACAATTAGAATTATCTTTGCATGCAGTTTTACACTCCTCTATCGCATTAGCCGGGTTATCCACAAAAAATTGAGAGTATGGGTATCCACTTTTTCCCGACAAAAGACGAAATTCCCCAAGTCGCGTGAATGGACTAGAAGAGGTGAAATTTTCTGGGTCAATAGATTCCTTTACCGAATCCGTGCGGGTGTCTTTAGGTGCATCATCACCCCCTCCACCAGAGTCGGACCCTCCACCAGAGTCGGACCCTCCACCAGAGTCGGACCCTGTATCTGGGTCACCACCACGCATCATTAGGGCAGCTCCGAGACCAGACGACATACACATCGCACCCACACCTAAAATCACAGCAATTTGACTCATTGTTATATACTATACTCCGAGATTTTTTAATATTCGTAAGATATGTGTACATCTTACCAATATTGATTGGAATAGAATTTGTATTTTTTTACTGATCATCAACTTCCTCAATCTCATCCTCAACATCAACCTGAAGGTCATCATCGGGTAGGTTCACACCCTGAAAGGCAAATGACGGGAGCTTGGCAGACTGCTCGAAGAGAGCCTGTTGGAGACGGATTGTGACACCAAACTTGTTGTCGATAAACCAAATCTGGTTGAGATCAACAATAGCCATAGCCTTATTACCCTTCTCGATGCTATCGAGAGGGACGGGCTGCTTCTGCATAGAGTAAGACTCGGGTACAAATGTCCCATCAGGCTTGGTGAGAATCTTGAGCTTGATAGTCGATGGGTACTGCTCCTTACCGGGGCGAACCATAGGCTTGTAGAGAGCCTGCTTAAGAACCTCAACGTTGAACTCCTTACCGAGCCACTCTTGCGAATTGGCAGCGACTGTGTTTACGATGATATCATCAAGCTCCTTGAGCTTCTCGTGAAGAGCCATAGCCTCCTCATTGTCGGGGTCGAAAGAAAGGTCGAGAGAGTAGGATGTACGACCAGTGCTCTCATCAGTGAACGCACTCATGCCGTAAGGAGAACGCATGAAGGGAAACTGGAGGTAGAGCTTTTTGTTGTCGCCGGCGTTCAAATAGACGGCCTTGCCGCCATTCTTGTTCTTGCGAAGTTTTGAGAACTGCACATTGGCAGGAGAGAATTCAGAAGATTGCTGGATAGTGAGCGACATTGTTGGTAGTGGGTTATATCTATCTTAGGTGGCTTGGCTTTAATTAAGTTTTTTTTGTTGACATATATCAAAACTAATCATGGGTCTTTTTAAAGATTGTGGATGTGGATGCAACGGCCGAAAGCAGGAGGAGAAGTTAATCATCTCCATCATTTCCGGTCTTATATTTTTCATCGTTGCGAACCCCGAGACGTTTCGAATTGTCAGGGCGATTTTAGGTTCTTGGATCTCAACCCCCACGGGTTGTCCTTCGACCCTCGGTCTTCTCGTACACACCCTCGTATTCATCCTCGTTGTTTGGGGTATGATGAACATCAAGAAGGAGGGTGGTGGTAAAAAGAAGAAAGGTGGGTGTGGATGTGGTGATGGTGCCAAGAAGGGAACAAAGGTTATCGTCGCTCCCCCGGCTCCTATGGAGGAGGCCCCCGACCCAAGACCCGAATTTGCTGAGCGTACAATCGAGGTTGTAGACAGTGGTCGTATGCTCGAACCCGCCCCAGTAGATTCTGAGGGTACCCTTTTCAAGTAATTTAATTCATGCATTTTCCAGTCAATTTGGATAAATTGATAGTAAAATGTTTTTACGGTTTGAAGTAATTATTCCGGTCACCGTGGTCTCTTTTATTCTCGGCTTTAGTTTTACCCCAACAAAGAGTCTTTTCATTGTTGAATGTTACGAGTTTACAGTTGGACATTTCTTCGCATTTGTCGAGACAGACATCTTTCGAAGCTTTTATATCTGAATTTGGATGATAGTGGAAAATATCATTATAAGGATAATCTACACCGTTTTCTACCGTCCAGTCTGCGTAAGGTTCGGGTGAGTCACCCGAGTCACCTGAGTCACTCGAGTCACCTGAGTCAGTTTCTACAGGTTTAGTTTCTTCACTACCACCCATCATACTAGCAGCTACGCTAGAACTGGAACAACATACCATGAGAAGTCCAACACCAGCTAACATTGGTATGGCCGCCATATTTCTTTAGTATAATTCAACATTAAAATTCTTCGTCAAACCCAATCTCACCCGAATCATCATCCATTTTCCCATAGTCTCCCACCCGCTTCTCGAAAAAGTTTGTTTTTCCATCTAAGCTAATATTTTCCATGAAGTCGAATGGATTTTTTGAGTTCCAAATCGGGGGTTGACCAATTTGTTTAAGTAAACGGTCACTCACGTATTCGATGTATTCAGCCATTTTCTCTGAGTTCATACCGATGAGATTACATGGGAGTGCGTCAATGATGAACCCCTTTTCAATATCAACGGCTTCCTTGATAATAGTGTGGAGTGTTTCAGTTGAAGGTTTATTTCTGAGTAATTTGAAAAGTTCGACGGCAAATTCTTGGTGAAGTCCTTCATCCCGGGAGATGAGTTCATTACTGAAACAGAGACCGGGCATTAGACCTCTCTTTTTCAACCAGTAAATAGCACAGAAACTACCAGAGAAGAAAATACCCTCAACACAAGCAAACGCAAAGAGACGCTCAGCGAAAGAACGAGTTTTAGTATCAAACCATTTCATGGCCCAATTTGCTTTTCTTTCAATACAGGGCACAGTTTGGATAGCTTCGAAAAGTTGTTTCTTTTCAGCACCATCTTTTATGTATTTATCAATAAGTTTAGAGTACGTCTCCCCGTGGACCATTTCATTATGACATTGGTATGCATAGAATGAACGAGCCTCAGAGATTTGTACCTCATCAGCGAAATTATTATTGATATTTTCAAAAACAATTCCATCAGATCCGGCAAAAAACGCCAGGATATACTTTATGAATTTTTGTTCGTTATCATTTAGAGTCTTCCAATCATCGAGGTCTTTTGATAGGTCTACCTCCTCAGCAGTCCAATTAGACATCTGAGCCTTCTTATAGAGCTCCCAGAGCTCGGGGTACTTCAGGGGAAACACAGTGAATCTATTTAGGGTAGGGGCAAGGATTGGTTCGTACTCTTCTTCTATATAGTCCTGAAAGTCAAAATAGGACCCTATGTGTTTTTCGTTAATAAATATTTGAGGGTAAGTTGAAGCGGATCCACCACATACTTTCTTGAGTTCTTCCTTGTCGACCATGATTTTCTCATAGTCGAAGTTCTCCGACTCGCATAGTGTCTTTGCGTGGTCACAATACTCACAACCTTCCTTCGAATAAATAATAACTTTCATCTGTGATATTATCGCTGATAATTTTTTGTCCGAAAACTCTAAGCATGATTGTGCCAACCGAAATAAACCAAGATGATATAGTAAAAGTTTTAGTAAATGAGGATGGAATTGAAGACGAAATGTACGGGATTGTTGGAATGAACACCGGCAAGACCCTCGGCCTGAGATATCTTAACCCCACCGAATTATTTTATAAGAATGCGTGTGTATATCAACTCGAACCAACGGAACTTTCCCCCGCACCCTATGAAAGTGTGATGGAACATTTCCCCATAGGAACTACGTTTGAAGATCTTGAAATGAAACCCCTCGGTATGAATCGTTTCGCGTTTTACTCAGAAATAGACATGGAAGATACCGATAGTGATATTTACGACGAAGGTGGGGATGAGGAATCAGATCTGGAAGGTTTTGTTGTATCCGATAGTGAGATTGTGGGTCAAGATATTCCATTACCCCCGGGTCATGAATCAATTGATAAGGAATGGAATGAATGGGAACCGACAACATCAGGTGGAAAGAGTTTCAAGGAAACCATAGACGCTATAGAAACGCGAATTAGACGCCTAAGTGTGTAATGCGTTCTCACAAAATTTAAAAAAAATTGTCACATTCAAAACAATGCTGGCAGCTATATGGAAACAATTAGAAGAATTAAAACCCAAAGAAAACGAAATAAAGCCGGTGAGTACAAGTATTTGTAAGGAATGTGAAGGAATTAAAGTTATTACAAGAGAAGGTCTTCCAACTTGTTCAGTGTGTGGATTGGTTGATTCTTATTTCGTAGATGACACAGCCGAATGGACGAGTGGTATCACAGACGATGGTAAGGTCAACGATCCTTCACGGTGTGGTAATCCTAATGCAAATCCCGAACTGTTTTCTCAAAATTGGGGGAAGGGTACGATCATATCAACACAACATTCCTCAACGTATGAGAATAAACGAATGGCAAAAATCAATTTTCATATGTCTATGAATCACAAGGATCGTTCACTATTTCACGCGTATCGTGACATAGACGAAGCATGTCACACTCTACATGATTCTGTTTTGAAGGATGCTAAAATATTATATCGAAAATTCAACAATGAGAAACTCACGCGAGGAGCTGTGCGTTTGGGTATCAAAGCCAATTGCGTTTTATATGCATGTCGACTCGCACAGACTCCTCGAACGACAAAGGAAATTGCAGATATGTTTGGAATTCAATCAAAGGATATAAGTCGCACAACACAAATTTTCAAAGATAACATTTTGGGTGTTACAAAGAAAAATTACGTGACTAAGTCGTATGACGTGATGCAGCGATTGTTAAACTCTTTTGATATTACTCGAGAAGAGAGACTGAAATGTAACAAGATGTGTGCCGCTACCGATAATTGTGTTGAACTTATGAGTAAAACACCTAATAGTGTAGCATCTGCTATTATTTACATAGTGATTGGGCATCGAGTCACTAAAACTGAAATGTGTGATAAATGTTCTGTCTCCATACCAACACTAAACAAGATTGAAATTATAATTAAAAAGCACTTAGAGCTTTTGAACTAAATGTAACATATGACAAAATTGTTCTTGGCGACACCGTGTTATGGTGGATTATGTCTGGAGAAATATATGAGTAGTATAATCAAACTTCAGATTCTTTTGATAAAAGAAAATATACAATTGTATCTCGATACCACAGAAAATGAGTCTCTCGTACACCGCGCCCGTAATGTTTCTGTCGGTCGTTTCATGCAAAAGACCGATTGTGAATATTTTATGTTTATAGATGCAGATGTTCATTTCGATCCAGAGTCGGTCGTACGACTTATAAAATCCGGTCACGACATTTCTGTCGCTTGTTACCCAAAGAAAGTGGTCATGTGGGATCAGGCAGCTAATGCCGTAAAAAGTGGTGATGAGCGTGATATGTCGATGCTTTCATCGAGTCTTGTTATAAATTTCGGGGCTCAGAAACGCTCCGTTGAAAATGGATTTATCGAAATTTTAGACGGTCCAACTGGATTTATGCTTATTAAACGTTCGGCATTTAAAACACTCGAGGAGAAGTTTCCCGAACTCTGGTGTAAAAATGATCACCAAAATAGGGACTTTGATGACTATCACGCATGTTTTGACTGTATGATAGATCCAAATAATCGTAGGTATCTCAGCGAGGATTATGCGTTTTGTCGACGATGGCAGCAAGCTGGTGGGAAAATTTATGCAGATGTAAACACCACATTAGGACATGTGGGTAATTTACCCTTTTCGGGGTGTTTAAATGAAAGGCTTAAGGCTTAGAGTACAAAGGAAAATATGAATATCGTTACGATTTTAGTCACTCGTTCAAAATCTTGTCATGTAAAAACACTTCATACGGTGCTCAGGATTAACGTGCAATGTTTACAAAAAAATATCAATAATCAAATTGTATATGTTGACGACGACCCATTCTTAAAAGCTGAGATGGTTCAAAAGTATATCAAGAATAATGATCGAATCATTTTCATAGACTTTGGAATTGGTATGGATGACGATTCTATTAAGCAATGTTTTGAACCACATGATACAGTAGGATGTCTCGTATTCCCGGGTGTGAAGGAGGGTGTAGATTGGGGTCTTTTTAGGGCTCGGGTGAAGGATGGTAGTTCTGAACCCGTTTCACAAATGGGTCTTCATTTTGATACCGAAATTGGTATGAAGATTTCTGAGGATATTTACAGAGTAAAAACAACGAATGCGAGAGCATGGGTTATGAATACAAAAAATGTCACGAAAGCGATCAAGAAATCTGGAGGTGGTACCAAAATTTATGCAAAAATGTTTGAAAAGTTGATTGAGCAAGGTGTTCGAGTTTATGCGTTTTCGGCATCTAAGTTAACCATGACTTACACACATGAATGTCTAAGCAACATTCTTAACGCCGCCGGTGTAAAAGTCAATTAAAGTTTATTATTGAATAGTATTCATGTCTACCCCACTCTACAAATATGTTGTGCAATATATTCATTCAAAGTGGGGTAGTAAAGACTACTTTCCGGGTCCTCAGCCAATCTCGATTGAGTATAAACACTTTCCCATTCTAAAGGGTGCTGAGTACCTTGTATGTGAAAAAACAGACGGAGAACGATACATGATGGTTGCCCTCATGTTTGAAGGCAAAAAGAAGTGTGTATTTGTTAATCGCGCTTTCAATATGTTCGAAGTACCTATCAACCTCAAGAAAAGTGCATACGAGGGGACTATTCTCGACGGTGAATTGTATGAGGATACTCTCATGGTATATGATGCCGTGTGGGTAAATGGTGAATCAGTTTGGGATCTTAATTTGATGAAAAGACTTGATGCGGCTCGAAGTATCATGAAGTCGATCATTTATATGAAGTCTGACAAGTTTAGACTCAAATGCAAAACATTTCATGAAATGAGAGATTTTGGAAAGTTTATGAATGAATATCTTCCAACTGTTCAACAAAAGATTGATGGTCTCGTATTTACACCAGTTAATGAACCTATAAGACTTGGGACCCATGAGACAATGTTCAAATGGAAGCCACAAGAACAGAACACGGTTGACTTTCTCATGAAATGGGAACCCTCGAGAGAGACACCCGGTTTCAAACCTGGTAGGCCCACATGGAGACTATATGTACAAGAGAAGGGTAAATTGTTTTTTGAATCTGAAATCCCACATGGACGAATGGAGGACAAACCGTGGTTTGAAGATGGAGCCATCGTCGAATGTCAATATATCACATGGGAAGAACCCCTGTGGTGGAAACCTATCAAGAGGCGAACCGATAAGACCCACCCCAACAATCGACGGACTTTTTACAGAACAATTGTGAACATCAAGGAGAATATCAAGATGAAGGAGTTTTTAGATTGCAAACCTAATTTTTAATATTGACTTACTATAAATGTCTGTCGTACCAATGTTAGCTGGTGTAGGACTTATGATGGTATGTTGTTCATCGTCTAGCGTGGCAGCCACGATGATGGGTGGTGAAACTACAGAAGAAACCAAGCCTGTAGAGACAGGTCCAGCCTGTCAACCCGACCAAACTTTCGATGCCCAAACCGGAACAGTAGCATGTGAAAGTATCGACGCATTCAAACCAGAGTCGGCTACTTGGTGGGGTACATGGATTAATAACTCTGTCCCCATTTCAAGCGAAGAAGCTAAGACCGCTGGTCAAACCCACACTTTTCACGAATTAAGTTCCAGTGCAACCAATAAGAAGTATATCGCGATGCGCAAAACTAACCAACATTGCAAAATGGTTGAAGTCGACGTCACAAAGGATGGTAACAACTGTAACTATTCGATTAAGGATGCTGGATACGCGGGTTATGGTGGAGGAGGTATGGGTGCTACCGACGCATGTGTGGCGACCACAGATGCTGAAGTTGTTGCAAAGTGGAATGCGAAGACTGCTGTTCCCACTGCGAGGACCGCAGCCACTGATACTGGATACGGACTAAAGTCTCTCGGGTATTCAATGTATTGTTAAATTATACACCATAAAATAGAAACTTGCCTCTTTCGGTAATTCGTGTTCTTCAACACTTTCATCGTTCGCTAAAAGCCATTTGTTCCGCCTTTTAACGAAACTCACATAGTGTCCGTCGTCTTGTGCACCAACGTGGACAGCTGTCGAAATTAGATTATATTCATGCTCATTAATCAATATATTTTCTATGATTTCTATATGACTTTTACGGTCAAATGAAATCATCAAAATCTGTGGAAGTTTTGAAAATACCATACGCGTCGTCGCTAGGTGATGTACTTTACCTTCCGTATCTTCAAAATTTTCTATGGTGTTCCAGTCAGTACTTTTTTGAAGCATAGTACCCATATCTGCGCCTTCGGCAGTTATCAAATGAACACTGAATATCTCTTCATTCGATGATTTTCCACCTGGCCATATCGTTTCCTGTGTCTTCTTTCCATAGAACCACTCCTTTATTTCTGGACGAGACCGTTCAAGTATATCTATGATACAAAGAACAGTTTCTTGTACGTCGTGTTGTTCATTCGTCCTGAAACGGGGAAACTCCTTTTGGAACGATTCTATGACGTTCTTAATAGTGATATGCTCTTTACCCTTCGTCCAATACATTTTAACGAGGTCACCGTATGCTTTTGTAAATTCACATTCACCCGTGTACGGCTTACGAATAAAATAGTTCGACAGTACTGGGATGTACAACAAACACTGAAGGGCGGTATTGAAATAACAAGTATTTCCGTGATTTTCGAGCCCTTTCATTACATTTTATGTACATTAAACACTTAAGAGAAAGGCGCAATATGTAAATGTTAAGTAAAAATGAACGTCCAAGCTATCGTCGATAAAGTTCTCCCCATTTTCGAAGCGCATAAGCACGAAGATGATATTGAAGTCGAAATTCGTCTTGGAAAGCATAATGGCTCCCTGTTTGATACTAATGTTGGTAAAGATACGTGGAAGAGGGTCCTCGAAGGCCTGAGGAAATATGAAGGATGGGAAGAGACAAAAAGTTCATCCACAGAAGTTTATTACAATGATAGTAATAACATTCGAATTACGTCTGATGAGGATTCTGGTGAACAAACCATGATTCAAAAGATCAGTGTCGTGAAAGAGGATTTTATTTGTGATCCACTCGATGTACGATTCTGTGTCGCCCGTGAAATTGTAACGTCGGGTGAATACGATATGGATAGAAGGCGTTCCAAGACTCGCCACTCATTCGTGCGCAAGAATCTCAGTATCGACATGACCATATCTTCAGGTGATAATGCTGATATGGACTCCGAAGAGGAGGCGAGTTATCAAATTGAACTTGAGATCATGAAGCCTGGTGCAGTCGATGATATTTATAAATTTTTCAATATCATCAACAAGGTTGCCGACCTTTCCAAACTAATTTCTACGTAAATATAAATGCTATACATCTTAGCGATTCTTGTCGTTGTGTTTTTGATGTATGACAAACACACAAAGTCGGACGAAGTTGACGGTTCTAAATATTTTTACATCAGTGATGGTGATTCCAAGGCGATGTACGTCAAAATGCATGCAGATGGTATCAAGAGTGAGACCCTAAAAAGGTTCGTAGCCATGGAGGATGAATTTCTTTTGATGGAGCAAAAGTCTGTATGTTCGGGAATACCCTTAACGGTTCAAGCTGGTGTACTTTCTAATAAAATAAAAAGTGCATTTCCAAAATACGATTTTTCGTACCACACTTTTCATCTCAAACAAGCTGCAGAACCCACAAAAATAGTCAATAGAAAAATTAAATGTCAGTAAAGATTAAATGAACCCCGAGCTTCTAAAGCTCATTGCTCTTTCTCAGAGGTCGCTTCAGAACGTCGCTGCATATGTGTCTATATCATTAGGCCTTTTAGCGTATTCTCGTTTTTACCGTGGTAAAGGAAATGCGTTATACAACATCGCCTTTATAATTATTAGTGTGGCTATCATGATGCTCGCTATACGCTTACTCCATATTTTGATGCAGCAGCTCAGAATGTACAAGACTAAACTCGATGAAGCTGATATCAAAGTTCTTGATAATTTTACTTTAATTCCTAAGACTTTAATGTATTTCCTTTATATCATTATTGGATTCTCCTTTTACACTTTGTATCGCCAACTTAAACAATAAAATCATTTTATCTATATGGATGAAGTCAGGCATCTGGTAGTTGAATATCCGGATGGTTCCGTGGCGATAGCATTTAACAAAGAGGTTCCACCACCGGAACCTCCACCGGAGCCTCCACCCCCCGAAATTATACGACCACGTTTCAGACTTTTACTAGAATATCACCCCGTTGCGCGTGCTCTAGCGTATATATTCGTACTTGCATCTGGTATAAATTTGGCTCTTTTTATGAGAATAATAGATATTATCAATTTTGTGTTGATAGTATCTACGACGGGTGCTCTACATACTGAACATTCAGCATCTATAACAGTTATAGTGTTTCATGGTACGTGTGCGGGGCTCATGATAGTGCCATTTTGTGTACTTCGAATATGGGAACAAGCTATTTACCAATTTTCAATCGCTATGATGTGTATCACCGCATTTAATACATGCAATCAAACAATAGAGCAATTACCTAATCCCTGAAAATATCACAGTCCAGCATCTTGAAGAGATTCCATAAGACCATCTTATGTTGTGGACTTTCAACATATTCCCAGTCATCAATTATAGACATGATGAGTTTGTTATCATCAAGCTCATCATTTTTACGAAAACTAAGGGGTGCACGATCTCCCTCACTCCTAACATTTCTAATGTAATCCGCTACCACGTAAATGATAGCATCCAAAAGTTCTTCTTTGGCCATTTCCATCCATGAATCTTTTGGAGTGCCCCACGTTCGGGTATCATCATCGACTCTCACACCGTGATTATAACGTTTCAACCCGAGCTCGAGCCGCTCCAATATTTCTCCGCGCGTTCCCATTACCTATAATATTCTTCATACCCTTTAACCATTTTTTCTTTAAAGCTGCGAACTGCTTAGCAGTCAAAATTTTATTTCTACGAAGAGCTTCATTAGCAGCTGCCTTTCTCCACCTATTTTTCATATTATTGGGGACTCCAGTGACATTAACATTTTTCATCACGTAATTCCTTTCGAGGTTGCGCTTTCTTTGTATTTTCCATCGTGAAACCATATCCTTCTTGATTCTATCAACGACCATCTTTTTGGGTACACCGAGTGCCTTATTTTTATCGTTGGAATTAACTCTAGATGCAGCATTCTTGATGTTTCTAACGTCTTGAGTGAGGTTAGGTTTGTATCTGTTCATCCACACCTTACCGTACTGTTTCTCAAGGTCCTTACGAATAGAATTATCGTCTAATCCGACCCTCTTTACCCTCTCTTTCATCTTTTCAGTTTGAACTCGCGCTTTCTTTTCCTTCTGTACGTTCCTCTTTGTAGGCTTGGGTGGAGGAGGAGGTTTGGGCTTTGCAAGATTATTACGACTCTTCTCAATCTGTTTACAAAGGGCATCCTTCGTCTGCTTACCCGATGTATTTATTTTAAGTAATGCAG